AAAACTAAACTGAAGTTTGCTATTGATGAAAAATCTTTCTCTCGGCCACTTGGTAAAATCACTGGCCAAGTTAACATGTTCGAATCTGCGATGGAAGCAGCAAATGCGCGTGTTATTGCTTTCGGTGCCTCAACTGCAGTTTTAGCTACAGTCGTTAAAAGTTTAAAAGATTTAGTAAATGTATCTATTGAGGTCGAAGCTGCTTTCGCTGATATAAATCGTATTTTAAATCTTTCGGGCGGCAATTTAGATAAGTTTAGTAATAAATTATTTGACACAGCACAAAAAACAGCTTCAACGTTTCAGGCTGCGTCTTCTGCTGCTCTAGAATTTTCTCGTCAAGGTTTAAAAACAGAAGAGGTTTTAAAAAGAACTTCTGATGCGTTAACGCTCGTTCGTTTAACGGGAATGAATGCTAAAAAGTCTGTTGACCTTTTGACTGCTACGGTTAATGCATTTACAGATCTTGATACGACATCTGCTGTTGATAAATTTGTCGCAGTTGAAACAAAGTTCGCTGTTGCGGCTAGAGATTTGGTTGAAGGCTTAAGTCGAGTTGGTTCTGCAGCTGTTGATGCCAAAGTTGATTTCAATGAGCTTAATGCTTTGATTACTGCTGTTCAGCAAACTACTGGTAGAGGTGGAGCTGTTATTGGTAACGCATTAAAAACTATTTTCACACGCTTGCAACGTGAATCGACATTGGAAGCTTTGGAAAGATTTAATGTTACAGTAAGGGATGTTCAAGGCAACATATTACCGGCGACTCAAGTGCTAGATAATTTTGCGGGAAAATATGATAAACTAGCTGATTCTACTCAAGCTTATTTGCGTGAACAAGTGGCAGGCGTGTTCCAAGCTAATATTCTTTCAGCGATATTAAAAGATTTAAATAAAGAGCAATCCACATTTTCAAGAGCTTTGGATGTTTCTGTTAATGCCACAGAAAATGCTGCGCAAGCTAATGAGAAATTAAATCAAACAATGTCAGCTTTATTGCAAAACACTGCGACTGAATTTGCAAAACTACAGAAAAATTTAGGTGATGCTGCGTTTCTTGATTTAGGTAAAGGTATAGTAGGGGCGATGCAGACTGCCTTAAAAAGTTTAAATAGCGCCTTGGATAAAGACTCTACCGGTGCAGGGGCATTTTTTGCACAAGGGTTTGTTAGTGGTTTAAGTAATGTTTTACAAGGTCCTGTATTGATAGGTGCTCTGCAGATCATATTAAAAGTCGCTAAACAATCGTTTACTTTTTTAGCTCAAGCTGTACCAACTTTGCTTAATATAACTACTCAAGCTCAAAAAAGAGCCCAAACAGAAGAGTTCATTAATAACTTGTTGCGTTCAGATGTAGATTTAGCAAAACAAATTGTTTCAGCAGAAGGTAATCAGTCAAGGCAATTGGAACTAGTTTTAGCAAAATCAAGAGCTATTACTGAACAATATCAAGCACAATATCGCTTGTCTACTTCATTAGGGGGAGCAATTGTTAGTGGTGGATCTTTCATTACTGCGTCAGGCGTTAAGGGTAGCACCGCTTCAGAAATAAAAAATAAAGCCGGAGGTTATACCCCAAGCATTAATGCAGAGCAAAGCGCGATTAATAGAGGGGTAGGGGGAGCAGGAAGTGGAGCTTATCCTGTTGTTATTCCTAATTTTGCTTTTGGTGGGGGAAATGTTGGTCCTGTTGTCGCTAATAGTAGCGAAGTTATGGTTCCCAATTATGGGGGTTCTGGAGGAAGCGCTATATTTAATCAGCAAATGATTTCTCAGTATGGTATGCCTAATGGGGCTGTACCTATAGCAAGCAAAGGCTTAGTGTCTAAAAACAAAAAAGTTGGCAGACAGTTTGAAAAAGATGTTGGTAATGCTATAGGCGTTAATCCGTCATACAATTCTCCTATAGATTTTAGCTCTGTAATCAGAAAGCCTGTAAGTAAAGGTTTTGGCCCCCATTTATACAGAAAAAATGCTATAGCTGATGCACATTCCGGTTTGGGACATACAGCTTCTCAAATTATATCTAAATTGTTAAATGAGCTTCATCAAAAGCCAGAATCTAATATTAAATTAGGTTGGGATGACGCTAAAAACACTTTTGTTTTAGATAGTGGGTTCATTGAGATAATCGGCGCAGGAAAAGATCGTCGCGGAGTTACTAGAAAAAGCAATTTTAGCAGTCTTGGTTCGAGAGCTAAAAAAAGATATTCGGACCTTGAGGGTCAAGATTTTTTCACTAAGTTTAACCAAGATTACGTTTCATTATCTTCTGGTTATATTCCTAATTTTGCTGCAGGAAGAGGAACTTTATCTTCGACAGCAGACCCATTAAGCCTTAAAGCAGCTCAAGCTGAAAACCCTTTTATCAATTCTCTAGATACAGGCAAATTAGGTTTTGATCGACATGAAAAATTGAACATTAGGTTAACGAATAAAAAAGGCGGAGATAAAAAAGGCGGAGGAAATATAAATAGAGAATTCGGAAACAATGCAGAGAAGAAAGCTGCACCGATTGTTAAAAAGATGGGGTATTTCCCAGCTCATAAGGCTGGAATGTTTAACGCTGAGCATAGTGCAGTAGATTTTATAAAAACTAGCAATGGGCTACCTAAGGGAGGGGCTCTGACTGGCGTAATGGAGTTAAAAGCTGGAGGCATAAAACCTGAAACAATATCTAAACCTTTAAGGGCCATCACAGAAAATTTGCACTTACCTATAGTGCAAAACATGTTTAAAAAAGAAGGGCCGGAAAACTTAAAATACGACTCTATTTTAGCGACAAGAAAAATAGGCCCCGATCCTTATAAAATGACCGGAATGATGCGCAAAGGAATGGGTAAAGGCGCTAATATGGCCAGAGGTTATGTTCCGAATTTTGCTAAAGGTGAAATTTTTGGAGTGAGTGCTATGACTTCTGGGAAAAAAATGGGTAAGGGTAAAGCTGGGAGAGCGCAAGCTCAATTTGAAAAAATAGCACAATCAATGTCTCAAGCTGGCTTGTATGGAGATGCTATTTTAAACGTGCTAAGAAACACGGCTAAAAGTTTGAATTTAACTGGAGAAACTATAAAAAAATTAGAACCTAAATTCAAAAGTTTATCTAATAATGCTTCAAAAGGTAATATGGCAAGCTATGTATTAGGCAATAACTTGCAGCAAACAGCCAAAGAATCGAAAAAGCAAAAAACCTTAATGCAAAGAATGAGCAAGCAGCTGCAGAGACCCGGAGTTTCAATGGGTCTGATGTTTGGGGCTCCAATGTTAGCTGGTTTAGCAGAGCAGGGTATTACAGGAGGAAAATCTCGTCTGGATCAAAGTGATATGCAAAGGTTCGCTGGTTCAGCTGTTTCTAATGTCACCAGTTTTGCTGCATCTGGAGCTATGATAGCCGGACCTTATGGAGCTTTCGTTGGGGGTTTAATAGGTCTTGGCAAAGCAGCTATGGACACTTCTTTATCTTTAGAAGAGTTAAAAGAAAAAGCTGAAAATTATGATAAAACTACCGAAGAAGTAACATCTTCTGCAGACCGCTACATCAAAGCCCAAGAAGATATGGCGTCAGCTTTAAGCAAAAAAGATTATTTTGATGCTCAAGACAGAGCCACAAAAGCTTTCGAGGAGTTAACGAGTTCTGGATCAAATTTAGATCAAGCTTTTTTAAGTGCCGGAGGGAACATTGCTCAACTTGCAGATAACTTAAAAAGATACGAACAAGAAAGAGCTATATTTTCAGATATTCAAAGAGCAACAGTAAGAGCTGAAGAATATTCTCCTTCTTTTATTGATCCTAGTACAAAAACTGAAAAAGAAATATCAAGAGGAAGACTTGAGAGAGCTCAAATAAGAATTAAAGAAGAATTGCAAAATATGAACGCATCATATAGCGATGAACAAGTTGCTAATATGCGTAGTGAAATTACTGATCGAGTAATGAGTGATCTTGGGTTGACAGCTAATCTAAAGTTAGGTTCTCGGGGAAAAGAAAAGGCAACTGCTCAGTTTGGATTTATGGCTCAAGAATATTTGCCTAATATAACATTGCTCCAACAAGAACAGTTAGACATCGCTGCAGCAGACCAAGGTCCTAAAGCAGTTGCTGAAAAAATGATAGAATTTTCAGATAAATTAAATACAGAGCATATGCCCATGCTTTTAGAGTTCTTTACGTCTTTGGGGCCTTCTATGAAAACAATTGTATCTCTTTTTCAGTATATGTCGCAAAGAATAAAGGCAGAAACTGACTTAACTCCACAACAAAAAGCATTTTTTGAAAATTTTACCAGAATTAAAGACTCTATTAAACAATCTGTTAAAGAAATTGGCCTAACAATGCAAAAGAGAAATCTTGAAAAAGAATTTACTGATTCTATAAGAAAATTACAAGATTCCATATTAGATGGGATTAAGGCTCCTATGTTAAAATTCGAAAGATCAAAATCTAAAACTGAAGCAGATTTTACTTATAAAATAGAAAACGAGAGGGACCAATTTTTTAAAGATAATGCTGCTAAGTACGCAGATTTGTTTGGTGGAACGGGTCATAGTCAGGAAGGTCTAAGAATTTTAACTAATTTCCAAAAAGCATTAAGAGCCGGAGATGATACATCTGAATTTGAAGATCAAATGAGAGAACTTTTTGATGATCAGCTTACCCCCGCTCAATCAGATTTTTTCGAAGAAATGGGTAACTTGGATCAATCTTATAGCAATATGATTCAAGGTCAAGAAAATCAAAAAGCTATAAATAAAGAAACATTACGTATTGAAGAAATTAGAGCTCGTAATACTCAGGCCGAATTAGATGCTCAATACGAAATAAGCAGAATGCAGTCTCAAAGAATTATTGAAGATGCTCAAATGGGCGCAACAAAAGGAGCTGGCGAAAGAGCATTGAGAGCTAGGGAGTTTCAGTTAGAAATGGACCCAAGTTTAACTGAAGCAGAAAAAATCAGAAGAAATTTTGGTATAGCTCGTAGCAGATATAGATCAGACATAGATTTAACAGCACAGCAAAGAGATATAGATTTACAAAGAATTGAAGAAAATAGGAAGCAAGAACTTGCTACAGTATTTAGAGAGTTAGAACCGGCAATGATAGGTGGAAAAGATGAGGAAACAAGATTTGCTGCAGCGCAAAAATACATACAAGAAGAAAAAAGAATAAATGAAAAAGCAGCTGCCGATGCAGAAGCTACTCGAATAAAAGCTGGCGAAGACATGGACAAATTCAATGCGGATTATCAAGAAGAAAATACAAGATTTTTAAGAGAGCTTAAAACTAGAACGCCCGGTTTTGCTGCTGCTGGCTTGGGAATGACAGAATCATTTACCAAAATACAATCTGAAACAGAAACATTTTCATACAGATTAGGAACTGAAATACCATTAAGTTTTCAAAACAATATGGTTAACGCTCTTAATACAGCTATGGATAAAGCTGATGACTTAGGAGATGCTTTAAGAAATGCTGCTGTAGGATTTTTAACAGAGATAAGAAACGCATTCACGCAACAAGCTGTTGGCCAAATAATGACTGGTGGCAAAAAGATGTTCGATAGCTTTGGCCCTCAAGGTCAAGTAGGAGGATATATCAGGGCTCAAAATGGTATGTATATTTCTGGCGGTCGAACCGGAGATAGAAATCCGGCTTTACTTGAAGATGGAGAATACGTTCTTAACAGAAACGCTGTTAAAGCTTTAGGTGGCCCAAGGTCAATAGATCAATTAAATTTTGGAATGGCACCGAGATTTAATAGTGGTGGATCTGTATTTTTGAATAAAGATGTTATGAGTGATAACATGAGCGGTTACTTTTTAACTGGAGATAACCCTGAGTTAGCGGAAAAAAGAAAAGCTATAGAAGATTCTTTAGCTGCTAAAGCGGCTAAAAAAGCAAAAAATAAACAATTTGTAAATGCATTAATCAGCACATTAGCAATGGGTGCTGTTAGTGGAGCCATGTCGAGATTTGGTTCTAATAAAGAGCCGGTAGAGTTAACAAAGACAGGAAACATCTCATTAGATGTAACTGGGCAGCGCACTGCAGATCAGTTTAATAAGGGTTTTAGTTATTCAACTGTACAAAGAGGAGGTTACATGTCTAGAGGGCCTCGCAATACAGATTCTATTCCGGCATTTATGGCTGGCGGCGAATATGTTATGAACAATAGGGCAGTAAAAAAATATGGCTTAGGTTTCATGAGCCGTTTGAATGGGGGCTACATTCCAAAATATCAAAATGGAGGCTCTGTTGCAGAAACTTCTGCAAATTCTCTTGGAAATATGGGATCTAATACTAATAATGTTAGTATAAATGTTAATATGGGAGCTAGTAGTCAGACTCAAGGTTCTAACGCAAGTGTTAATTCTCAAGGTGGAGCAAAAGATATAGAGCAAAGTAAAGAATTGGGCAAAAGAATTGAAAATGCAGTACTTCAAGTAATACAAAAAGAGCAAAGAGTCGGAGGTATATTATCTGGAGGTAACTCTAAGAGAGGTTAATTATGGCGTATAATGCATCACCAAGTTACGAGCACATTTTTTATATCGGAGGGACAGGTATCTCTGGTATAAGAGACTTGAATTTTAGTTATGGTGTTTCTAGGACCCCTGTGAATGCTCTTGGCGTAGGTCATGTTCAACCTGTTTTAGCAGAAGCGTTGCAGGGGGAAATATCTATGACTAGAGATTTAATATATTCTGACCCTATATTGAGCCTAACTGGAGATGTCTCTATAGATGGATCAATTATATATGCTTCAGATTTAAGTGAAAGCAGTGGCCAAGTTATAGGTTTTACTTCTGGATACTTAACAAGTTACTCTGTTAGCGCATCTATAGGAGATGTACCAACAATACAAACAAATTTTTCAGTATTCGGTAAAATGGGAAGTGGCGTTAGACTAGGGGAATTAGATTATTCTGGGGTTACTCCTACGCAAATCGTTGGTTTTTTAAACCAAAGAGATATAGAAGTTAGTATAGAACAGTCTACGACTAATAGAATTACTCAATTTGAACAATCTTTTAATGTAGAAAGAGTCCCCATATACGATTTAAAAGAAAAAACAAGTGAAAATTATTATGCGCCAACCCAAATTATAACAAAAACTCCAATAGAAGTTACATCTTCATTCACTGTAGAAATTGACGATTTTGAAACCGCCAATTTAATGGATAACACAAGGAGCGGCGTATACAAAAGAATAAATGGTGTAATCAAATTCCCTGAAGACAATATTAATGGCTTAAGAGATCATTCTGGTCCTATAGGGGATTTTATTCGAGACGATAGCAATAATGTTATTGAAGACGCAGGTTATAAAACTATGTTTGAATTTGCTTCTATTTCTGGAAATTTGATTTCAGAAAGTGTAACTACATCTATAGATGGATTATTAAATGTTAATTTAGAGTTTAGAAATTATTTAAAGTAATGGGAAAAATATTATCATATTCCAATTTAAACGGTGCGCCAGCTGGTGGAGATGTTATGTTTATAGGAGATATTTCTGTAAACGCACCTAATCCAGAAATAAAATACGTATGCACGGATGACCTATTTAAAAGGTCGTCTATTGCAGCAGCAAATTCTTCTGGACTAAATGTAACGGATGACGGTGGGAACTCCTCTATATTTGTAGCTGACGGAGGAAATGTAGGAATAGGATCAACGGGCCCTCAATATCCCTTGCATGTTTGTAGAGCAACGGGCAATGTTTATAATTATAATCAGGCTGCTTCTGCAAATTCAAGCGTAGGCATAGTTACTAAAAATGATGCTCAAGGTTGGACATTTGGCACAACTTCAACAGATACATTTTCTGTAAGCAAAGGTGTTGCAGATTTTACAACAGCTAAATATTTAGAAATTGATACTAGTGGTAATATAGATATCGGTACAACAGCTTTTTCTGCTAAATTAAATGTAGCTGATGATATATTAGTTAATAGTACAAATGATTTGTATTTAGACGCAGCAAATAATGAAATAAGGTTAAGCGGGGGAACATTAAAAATAAATGAATATGGAGGAGGAACGAGTGGTGCACCCCAAACAAACGATGTTCAGATTTACGGTCAAGGATCAAATTCTCCATTATTTTTTGCAGACTCATCTTCTTTAAGAGTGGGTATCAACACTAATTCTCCATCTAACGCTTTACATGTCGTATCTAGTAATTCTGCAGTTTTAAAAGGTCAAACATCTGCTAACTCTGGTTACATTGAAATATCTAATTCTATTAATTCTGCGTATTTTGGTAATAGTTCAAGTGGGCTATTTTTAGGTTCAACAAATAGTGTTAATGCAAATAACATTAATATTTCAAGTAATGCAAATACTCATATAGGAGGTACAGATACAACTTATAAATTTCAAGCAACTTCTAGCAATTATTTATTAGGCAGATTTAATTCTACAGCTAGTACGGGTTCGGCTTTTTCTATTTTAAGTAATCAAGAGAATCCTACAAATATTGCTTTATCTTTTTCTCGTACAGTTTCCAGCACGGCTAGGGTGAATTGGTTGGCGGGTACTTTTTATTCTAGTGGATCTTATTTTGGTATACATAATAAAGATGTTAGTTTGAGTGAAGCAAATGCGACTTTTGACACTTCAGTATTAACAAATAATTTATTTTATATAAATACTTCGGGCGATCAGTATTTAGGCAAATCTATCCATACTCATAATAAAACTAACACTGGGCACAATACAGGTAGATTTGTTCAAAGTTACTCTGTTAGAGCTTATCTTGATGGCGATAATCAGGTTGTTTTAGGTGCTTTTGGCAACAATCTTAATAATACATCTATGATTCCTATATCGGGCACATATGTGTCTCAGATTTATATGCCTGCGCCGTTTTCTGGCAAGTTAATAAATACTCAATTTTATGGTTCCGATACTTCAGGGGGGCCTTATGGCAGGCATTTAATATCCTACTTTAATAAGACTACTCCCGGTGCAGCCGCTCCGCCAAGCACTTTATCAAGTAGCGATAGCGTTATATTAAAAAATACTTCTTTCATAGGTATTGATACATTAACTACGACATCTGTTATAACTAAGGGTGTGAGCGATTACGATGAAACATCTAACTCTTTGACTTTTGCTCAAAACGATATGTTAGCTTTTGCTGTACAAGGATCTGGGGGAGGAGACGACGGATATGTTACTATTACTTTAACATACGAATTTGATATTGTATAATGGCAACAAAATTTATAAAATATGAAAATGCATTAGTTGAGATAGCGGGAAAAACAATTTTTGCTAATTCAGCTAGTTTAGGTGTCGAAGCATCACTAGAGCCTGTTTCTGATGTAGATGGCTCTGTTTTAAGATATGCTCCTAATTCTCCTGTTAAGGGATCTTTATCTTTTAGCCATTATTGTACGGGTGATTTTCATGATTTTTTGAATCCTATAACTGCAATAGAGCACACAGGGGAACCTTTTATGGGTAGTTTTGCGGGAGTAAATTTTACTAGTGGGTACATTAAATCTTTAAGTTTTGAAGTTCAACCATTTCAACCTATAATTTTTAATTCTGAAATAGATATATATGGAGAATTAACGCAATTAAACAATAATGGGAGTCAAGATCTTGATGTAAAAAACTCTTTAGAGAGCTACCCTGAAGACACAAAGATAGCTCATAGCCTTCGATCATTTTTAGCAGGAGATGATATAGGTATAAATAAAAATCTTTCATTTAGTTATTCTTCTAGTGCTGACAGAAACCCTGTAGTTACTATAGGTAACGAGTTACCTTACAGGGTAACTAAAGAAAATGTTTCAATCGATATGACAGTAAATGGTGAAGATTTTGGAAACGTAATATCTTATACAGGAAATAATGCTGCTATTGTCGCTAAAATATACGATGTTTATGGTGAGTCTGCATTATTTGAGTTCGGTTGCACCGGGCAGATTTATAAAAACAATTTGTCAGCACAGTCAGATGGGTATGTTCAGGGAGACTTGTCTGTTAGCCAAGAATATTTAACAGGTAAGGCTGCTGTATGATTTTAAATTCTGGACAAACAAATATAACAAATATTTCAGCTTTTGAATTAGGGAATAATTATTCAAAGTTCGATATAGTTTATTATTCAGGATATACTGATTCGAGCGTCGAATATCCTGCTGCACAAAATGCTTCTGGCCATTATTACTATACTGGCGCTGCAGCAACCTCAACTACTTCTAATTTACCAATAACCGCAAATGGACCTTGGACAAATAAATTTTTTAGTGAAAGTTCTTATGGATCAACTGTGTCATACAAAAATGAATATTATGGAATGCAGTTTGGCGATGGTTATTTTAGCAACTTGAGCAAGAGTGAAAACAGTTTAACAGCGACTTTTAATATTGATTTAAATAAAAGAAGTGATAAAGAGGCTAAAGCCGTTATTCATCTTTTTGAGGACTCTTTTAATAAAGGTAATAAGCCTAGCGGCGGTTATACTGGAATTTATTGGACACCTTTTCCTCCTTACGATAGGGAGCATGAATTTTATATTGAACAATTTGATAATGATTTAGAATACCCGAATGTAAATAATATATCCACATCTTTTTATAACGAATCTGAATCTGTAACTGATTGGCAGAACTTTTATATACCATTTAAAAATACTGAAGGATTTTTTGAGCAAGGCAAAGAATACTATCCTGATAATATAATTTATGCTAGTGGCTCATCTTTTAGCAAGTACACTAGCGGTTGGTACTATTACTCAGGTACGGAACCAACAAGTTCTACGCCATCCAACGGGCCTGTTGGGAGTTCGTCAAAATGGACTAAAGATGTTTTTTATTTTCCTGTCAACAAAGGTGTTGTTTTTGAAGAGTCTCCAAGGTTTTATAAACAAAATTTTTCAAACGGATACTTTATAAGAGTAGATGACGGGATAAATAAAAGTTTATTGGAGTTAAATTTTACTCTAAAGGGTAGATCCGACACAGAAGCTAAAGCTATAGTTCATTTTTTAGAAAAACATAGAGGTAAAGATCAGTTTCTATTCACTCCCCCAGCACCATATGATGAGCAAAAAGTTTTTGTGTGTCCAGAGTGGGCACATTCTATAAATTATAAAAATAATAATTCTATAACAGTTTTATTTTTGGAGCAACCTATAAACTATTTATCTGTTAAGGTCGAGTTTTTAAATTTAATTACTATAGACCCATATTTACCATTAACATAATGAGCTTACCAACAAAAGTAACAAATAGGGCTGAAGGCAATTCGTATATAGGTAACACCGGTATGACTTTTGTTGCGCAAACTGGCTTTGCTATACGAACAGGTTTTTATATAACAAATAGTGGAAACTATGGCGTTTCAATGGGTGTTGAGGACGTATCTTACCCTAGAAACGAGGGGTTTTTTGAATTTTTATCTGGGGTCAATGAGCCAGTGAGTATTCCTGCAGGTTCAACGAGTTTCATTGAGTTTGATTTTTACGCAGCTAAACAGAATTATAATACAGGGGCTATAATAGGAACTATAGATTTAGGTTTTACTTCTGATGCCGATGGGTTTAAAGATGATACATATTACAGTGGGCCGCAACCTGTAGGGGTTATACGAAATTATTTGACAGGGTTAGCCGCTGGATACGTTGTCGCCACGGGCCCAACAGCGCAACCTGCTAGCGTTGAATTCGTGCCTTCTCATCCTAGCGGCTTTCTTGTGTTAACCGGCCAATACGATGACAAAGGTCAAACTGTAAACAGCCTTCATTGGCAGCATCCTTCTGCAGGCTATTATTTTGAAAAATACAAAATACAAGTCGCTGAAGAAAACACTAATTCTTGGAGTGATTTACAAACCATAGAATTTGAGCGCAAAGAAAAAACCTTTATTGATGCTGGAAATACTATCAATGGATTTTATTATGGTACACCTACAGGGCTAAACGAAACAAAAACATACGCCCATAAAACGTCAGATTTCAATAAAGATTTTTATTATAGAATTAGGGGAGAACACTATGATCAATTTGATACTTCTAGCCCTGCATTGGTATCGCAAACAGATTGGGTATACGGGTACCCTGTCGCAGATATACAGCAAGATATTACTAATATAGATATCTTGACTGGCTTAGTTTCTGGTTCAAGCACTCTGCCTGTAGGGGGAGATCCTAGCTCTATAATTAAATCTCCAGTTGGTTCTAGGTCTGCTTTAGGGATATATTTTGAAAATAACGAGTCAAACATAAATCTTTATAATAAATTCGAACAAGAGTTAGATTCTAGAGGTCTTGATCGTAGCTATTTTACTCCGTCTAATAACAATTATAATTTTACAGGTGTACATTTTATATTACCCGAGGGTTATGTCGTGGGATCTAATAATATAACAAATGCAGGTATAGAAACAGGAGACAGAATAGAAGATGCGGGCCAAAGCGAAATAAAAACTCACCTTTATTTAAATTCTAATTCTATAGTTGCTGGAAGAGGGGGTAACGGAGGAGATTCTGGAGAAATAATTATAGAAGATTTTAAGTTGCACAAAGATATAACTAGCAATGAAGGGATGGAGGTACCACAAATAAGATTTAAAATAGAGCATGAGGGTACAAAGGGAACAAATGGTACTGCGGCAATCAAAATAACCAATAATAATTCTTCTTTATTTAAAATTATTGCGCATCAAGACGCTAAAATATATGGTGGAGGCGGAGGGGGCGGAGGCGGAGACTCTACATTTTGGTTTGATGCTATAAAAAATATGCAGTATTATTATGTTGGTATGCAGGGCGCTAACCACAGCATGTACTTAATTGATGATAATTTTGATGGCATCATTTATTCTGCGAATCTAGAGTATCGGTTTGATCAAGCTTATGAGCCTAATGAGGCGATCTACTATTCGGCTAATAGTGTGAAAGGTAAAACTTTTGGGGGCGCAGGTGGAGGAGGACAAGGCTTTTTTTCATTGGGGGGGAAATTACTAGGATTAACTGACAAACCTAACCCATCAGCAAGGGGAAATATAGCAGGTTATGGCTTAGGAAATTCTTTATCATTCAATAAAAGAATGGGTGAGGGTGGTAATGGGGGAGCATTTGGTGAAGATGGCGAAAGGGCTCCAACTATAGAATTAGAGCATAGTTATATTAGAAGTCTAAATTTGCAAGGTCGAAACAATGATACAAAAGGTTTTGAAGGGGGCAAAGCTGGTTATGCTATAGATGCATCTGATAACCCTAATTATACTGTTTCTAATTTTAGATCTAATTTATTTTTCATTAAAAAAGGTAAAAATATAGACAAAATAAAAGGATTCGTTGCTTACTGGGATGCTCAGGACCTTACAGCAGGAAATCTTGGCACTTGGAATTCTAATTTATATAACTTAGATATAACTCAACCAACGATAACACCGGGATCTACTCCACCAGTAGTTAAAAATTCTTCTATGGATAAATTCAATGGTAATAAATATGTACTATGGACAGGAAGCTCTATGTCGGCTCAATTCAACAATATAATTGACAATAGTAACAGCCTTCTTTTAGGCAATGATATTGTAGGTTTTGATATTTTTTACAATATGTTGCCTGCTAATCCTGCTACTAGTAACAGTAACCAATTCAACAGGAATGGACATAAAAAAGAAAGCTACATTTTTCATACATGGAGCGATATAGGTGATCAAAAGCAGTTTCGATCTTTTTTTTACGATTCTAGGGGTTTTATTGTTGAAAATTTAGGTATTGATGAAGAGGTTGTATCTTTCACAGATACTAATTATCAAAATAATGCTTTACAGGAACCTAGTACATCTTTTGTTTATAACGTGTCGGCCAGTTTAATAAATAAGGGTGTCATATCATACAAAACTTATTACAATAAACTGCTTTTACATGACTCAATTTTTAGAAATAAAAATATATCTTTTATAGATAACCCTGTTTTAGGCGCTTACAACTCATCTACTCAAAAGATGGCTTTTGCTATCTCAGATATAATTATTTTTAATAGAAGGTTAAACATAAATGAAAGAGAAAGCGTATCGTCTTTTCTTTCTGAAAAAAATAGAGTAGTAAAAACAATAGTGAATAGTAGCATAACAGCGAGCACAATTGGTCAGAAAAATAATCTATTAGATTTAAATGGTTTTGCTGGATATGTATCTTTAAACTCTTAAATATATGCCAAGTCAAGAACATAACTCATCATTACTGGACCTTGTTCCAGATACTATAATAGAACTTTTTGAAATAGATCTAGGGGAGCAAGACGGTATTTATCGTTTTCACCCCGGTATAATATCCACAGATCAGTTAATTTTTGGTTCTAAGCCTTATTTTGCGCTACCTGTAGACGCTTCTGGGTTTGAAAAAAGAGCTGATGGTCAAATGGCAAGACCAACTTTAACTTTTGCTAACCCTGAAGGATTAATATCAGACATTTTAAAGGGAAGGAAAGATTTAGTTGGTAAACATTTTATTAGAAAAAGAGTTTTTCTGAAATTTTTGGATGCAGAAAATTTTCCTAATAATTTTAACCCTTATGCTGTTCCTGACTCGAACTCAAGGTTTGAAGATGATTTATACATTGTTAACAAAAAGAGCACAGAAAATAAATTTTTTGTTGAATTTGAATTAGTGTCTCCTTTAGAGTTTGAAGATGCAAAGTTACCAACTAGAATAATGATTGCAAATTATTGCCCTTGGAAATATAGAGGTGCTGGATGTAGATATGGGCAACGTTCTAACTTTACAAATCCAGAACAATTAATTGCAGATAAAATTATGAATTCTGCAAGCACAACGACAGAAAGCACTACTACAGCTAAACCTTCGAATGTTTTCATTGTAGAAGGCTCTCAACCAATCGGTAATTTAGGGTTACCTTTAGCTGATGAAAATAATAAATTATTTTTTGAGCAAGAAGGCTATAATATTAAAAGGATTAATTGGGCCGGAGATTATAACAATAATCAAATTACGGTTACTACTCCTACTGGTGCAGGAAGTTCGGTACATATAGTTTTGAGTGTTTCTGCTCTTTCGGCGGGGATAGAGGCGAATAGAACAATTATTTTCACAGATTCTACTGACGGAACTACAAAAGTGCCTTTTAGGGTAATTTATGCAGCTGAAAAAGGCGCTACATCTATCACTGGTTATTTTGTTAGGGAAGGTTCTGCTGGTGTTGGAGCCAACTCTTCTGGAGTCACAAAATATGTTATAGGTGATATAGTAAGAATCAAAAGTAGATTTAAAAATTTATCTAAATTAGAGGTAGTTGACCCGGAAGAAGATTTAATTGATGAGCCTGACTCATTTTTTGTATGCATTAAAAATGCGGCCCCAACCTTAGACCCGAGATTTGAAAGGCAATATTGGGTTCAAGATCAATGTAGAAAAGATCTAAGTGGTTGCCAAGTAAGATATAAAAATTATGGAAAATACAAAAATGGTTTACCCTTTGGAGGCTTCCCTTCTATTGAATCGTTCAGATTTAGGTAAAATAAAAGATATATCTAAAAAAAAACCAATAGAATCTTGTGGGGTGTGTTGTTCTGATGGGGTTTTTGAGCTTAAAAATATAGCTAAAAATCCTTGCTGTTTTTTTATCGTTGATCCTGATGAATATTTATATTTAATAAAAAATAAAAATATACTTTATTTTTGGCATTCCCACGTTTTTGGAAATGAAAGGCCTAGCGAATATGATATTTTAACATCGCAGGAAGCGCAGATTAATTCTTTAATTTATTCTTGTATCACTGATAGTTTTTCTTTTTTCTCTTATAAAAGTGTTAAACTGGTTTATTTTTCTGTTTAAAAGTGTATAATATTACACGATGACAGAAGTTTTGATACAAGGTAGGTTAGGAGATGTAGTAGGCAGAACGCATACTTTACACTGCTCTACTTTGAAAGAGGTTTTTACTGCGATAGAGTGTAACACAGGTAAACTTCGGAAATATTTACTAAGAAATAAAAAAAGAAAATTTGCTGTTTTTATAAACGATAAAAGCGTAAATTCAGATTTTGCTGATAATTATAACGTAAAATATTCTAAAGTAACAATCCTTCCTATTTTGATGGGGGCGGTTGGTATGACAATAGCGCTAGCTGCAACAGGCGCAACTATGGCAACTGCTACTGCTTCAACTTTTATAGTTGCAGGGATTATAAATGCAGCTATATCTTTCGGCATAAGTATGCTAATATCTAAGTTACTTGCGCCTGATGACCCTAAAACTGTAAGCACGACATCTTTTATTTTTGGTTCTCCTGAAAATGTGTCATCTCAAGGAGAGCCAGTTCCGGTTGGTTATGGTAGATTGATTGTGGCTGGGAAAGTTATTTCAGTTTCATCATTTAATGTCGATAAAAATATATTTGAAGATGAAAGTTTTTACAACACTTTGTCTCAAAGCAATATTGATTTATCTATTGAAAATACCAGATTAGAAGACCAAGGTTCTTCAGCTTCAACGCCTTTATGATATGTCCACAGATTTTTTATCATCTAATTCAAGCAGTTTTTATTCTTTTTATTTGGATAAAATAGATCAAAGTAAACATGGAAATATTTATTCAGATTTATTTACTACCCAATCTGATAAAGAACTTACTTATAGGAGTATATGGCAAAATTTAAATTATCGTAATATTTGCCCTAACACTTCGCAAGACGCTTCTTATAATCAAGAGTTAGAGTCGGTTTCCGTGTATCAGACAATCGACCTATTAAGTGAAGGGCCTGTTTACGGATTATGTGATAAAAAAGGAGATGTTACGGAGTTAACAAATAACACAAATCAAAATGAAAATGTTTTAAAGGGTGTGTATCTAAATGATTTTCCGGTTAAAAATTCTGTAGCTGACACTTTTAATTTTAACAGAACATTCGTAGATGTTAGATTAGGTACTGCGGATCAAAATATACTAACTAAATTTGAAAATAATATTTTAAATTTTTTTAGCAGGCAGACTTTTGAGGTGAATTTAGATTTAACCCCTTTAAATAAAAACAATTTTAGCGTTTTCCCTAGCGCTTTCAGTCTAACAACAGCAAAAGGTTCGCAGATAACTATATCTAAGCCCCCAAGAAGTGGTGTGACATGGGCTTTTGCTGGAAATTATGCTGAACCTTTAGATCGTTCTAGCGATGGCTTGTCAGCCTTAAGGTCAGCGGAAAAAAATCAATCAGTTAAATTCTCACATTCAGTAACAAATGATAATACTGTTGCTGTTAATATAGATATGTCTGTTATATTATCTGCTAATAGCACTAGCGGTAGTGTATACGGCAACTCTGTAAACTTTGTAATCAAGGTTGGTTATGAGGGGGACGACCTGTTGTTAACTGAAGGGGGATCAATTGTTTATCTTTATTGTTCGATACACGGAATAGCTACATCTAATTATGTACGTTCTTACTTATTGCCTTTGCCTCCATCAATACAGGGCGTAGATAGACAGGTTCAAATATATAGGATAGATAGAAAAAATGAGCGATCTGAAACTAGTAGCGTTTACACTTCATCTTTATCAGTAAAAAGCATTTCAGAAATAATAATAGAAGATATAAATTATACCAACTCTTGTATAGTTGGCTCTATTTTTGATGCTAGGGCATTTTCTCAGATTCCTAAAAGAACATTTGATTTTAAATTGTTAAAAGTTAGGATTCCTTCAAATTATGACCCAGAAACACGTTTTTATAATGGTAATTGGGACGGTTCATTCAAAAAAGAGTTATATTGGACAGATAATCCGGCTTGGGTATTATATGATTTACTTACTAATAAAAGGTACGGTTTAGGTAAGTATGATTTTCAAAGGTCTTTTGTTGATAAATGGAACTTATATGAAATATCAAAATATTGTGATGATCTTGTTACTACTGGAGAGACAGCTTTGGTTCCCCCTATGTTATTCTCTGTAAATGCTGGGGGGACAAAAGTCACGATAGATGATAGTTCTGACAAATTAGGAGAAGAAATTTTATTAAATCGTTACCCTGAGGGGTCAACTATTTGCTTATATGATTTAAAAAAATCGTCTGATGGAACTGGGGATTCAATTAACAAAGGTTACAAAAGAATAGTTTATAGACCTTTTTATGATCAAGGTACCAACAAATTTTCTTTTACGATTTTGCAAGAACCTCCAATAACAGAGATATTTAAAACTTATCCGAATTTAAAAAATCAATACTATACTAATACAGAAAATTATTCAAAAAAAGATTGGATAATTTCTAAATGGCTTTATTCGCAAAATTCTCAAAGTCCTTACATTAGTAATTATACTTCGGGTTTGCCTTTGGATTCAAGCGTTAGGAGTGGCTTAGTTGTTGGGGAAAGTTTTTCTAAGAACGAAATATTAGAGCCTAGATTTAATTGTAATCTATATTTTGATAAATTCCAGCAAGCGATAGACGCTTTAAATCAAGTGGCATCTTTATTTAGGGGGTTGATATATTGGGCTAATAATTACGTATTTGTTTCAAACGATAAAGAGAGGGATGCAGTTTTACTTTTTAACAATGCTAATGTAAAAGATGGCCTTTTTAATTATTCTGGAAGCTCTAAAACCGCAAGAAGCACTGCTGCTCTAGTTAGATATAACGATAAAAGAGACAATTTTAAAGCTAAAGCTATATATATAGAAGATATAAAAGGTATGCGCGAGTATGGTTATTTATTAAAAGAAATCACTGCTATTGGAGTTACGTCTAAAACTCAAGCTCAACGTATAGGTAAGTGGGCTCTTTATACAGAGCAGACAGAGCAAGATATAGTAACGTTTAATACGGGAGCAGAAGGAAGCATCCTGTTGCCGGGTGATATTATTAAAATTCAAGATAAATTAAAAACAATATCTAGATATGGTGGCAGAATATCTTCTATAAATTACGCTACAAAAAAAATAACTTTAGATAAAGGCATAAGTGATGATTTGGTCGGCCAAAAAATCACAGTAATGGTGCCTAAAAAAATAAAAAGTTATAGAGATTTAAATCTGCAGGCAAAAATAAAACTAAAAGACCCTGATGACACACCTATAACACAGCTAGATATTAATGAAACGAGACAGACGCAAATAAAAGAATTTACAATAAGTTCCATATCTCAATCTAATATCATCTCCATAACAGAGGCATCAGATCAAGATTTTAATTTGATACCTTTAGGGTCTTTATGGTCAGTTCAAAACACAAGCCCTGAATACAATATTAAAGAAATAAAATATAGAATTTTGAGCGTCAACGAGCAGAATCAAAATGACTACTCTATCACAGCGATGATGTATAATAGTACAAAATTTGATGCGATTGATTTTCAAAATGAACTAGAAAGCAATCAAGACTCTAAACCTCAAAAGGTTATAATTTCTAACTTTCCAGAGCCTATATCTTCAGATAACCCGGATATTAATAATTTGAGTGTGGCAAATAGCAGTTATTATGATGGTTATTTTACTATAAAAACATCAAATAACGATAAGCAATTAAGTGTAGATTTTAGTGGACAATCTTCTGGATTTAACAATCTAAATACTGGGGGATATATAGTAGAAGTATATAAAGATGGTGAAAAAATCAGATTTGCTTTAGACGGTTACGATAATACTTCTTTCGTTGTGTTTTTGGGGAACGGAGATCTATTTAAATACTTATCTTATGATATATATAGATATGATACAGATTATAAACTAGAAAGTTTAAATTTATAATATGCCTAAATCAAAATATATAACTCAAACACCTCAGGATTTTGGTGAAGCACTAAAAGTATCTGGGTTTTCAATAAAAAATGAAATAACTGATTATCCTAATCAAGAGCCGTTTGCTTTTGATGGGTCTCTTGCTGTGTTCTCTGGGGGGAGCGGTATACCTTTAGGCGTTAATGTCGCTAGCGGTGAATTTTTTCAGTCTAGGCCTATTATAAACTGGAATTTAGTAAACCCTTACGATGGCTCCGTGTTTACTGAAGAAAATATCAATTTGTTACAGGTTTTTAATGGGTTTGATATTAGTTTGCATGATGAGACTGGAATGTTGATTCAAAATTTAGCCAGTGGATACAAGGATACTTCATTTGAAATTTCTACTTTAGATATTATAGAGTCTTTTAGGAATGTCGGTTCTGAAGATTATAGGAGGTTTAGGTTTCAGGTAGTTTCAAATGATTATTATGGTAGAAAATACACTGGTGTATATTTTTTAAATTCTCCGCCTCCGAATGTAACAGGTGGTCAAATAGATATTGATCAAAATGTTTTCATTGATCCTTTTGTAAGCAAATCGTCTGGCGTAAATAGTATATGCTATTATGCTAGTACTATCAGTGGTTTTGATATAGATGTGACTGGTTCTGGTCAAAACGTATACCAAGTAGAATACAATAAAGTTATATTAGGGCAAAACGAAGGGTTTCAAAGAGAAATATCTCCTCTCGATAGGCGTTCAGGTTTTTATTATGCTGCTGTAGCTAAGGATAATTTTGGCACAGGTTCAGCTTACTATTTTCCATCTTCAGTTGCCCCTTACACAATAGATCCTTTAAAGTATAATGTTATATCTTCTGGTTTTAGAGGTAAAATTGTAGCTGAAAGAGACAACTTTAACAAGCAAATAAAAACTAAATTTGTAGGTACAACTCAGAGAGAATTTGCTGCAGAAAAAACTAGATACGAAGTTTATGTTGAAGAAAGCGGTATTGCTAGAAAAAATTCAACTCTTTACATAGGCACTCCAAACATAAATGGTTTTAAGGCAATAGTTCAGGGCACAGGGGGTCAACAACTAAATATAACGTCTTTGACTTCTGGCAACCCTTTTTATGCTCAAGATTTTTATTATAGCGGATCAAATTCTGAGCCAGTTTTTTCTCCTTACGATACTACTGGAATACAATGGGCAGATCACACTTTAATTGTAGATGAAAGTAAACTAGTTGAAAATGGTTTTAGCCAAAACACTTCTTCTATACGTGATATTGCTATACCTTCAGGTTATACTTATAGTTCTGAAATATACATAGATTTAAATTTTAATGAAAACTTAAATCAATTTTTATTATACCCTACTGGAGGATTGCATCCTTCGGGATTTTATACTGGCACATACGCTGATAACCCAACGGGAGGAGTAGTAACTTATAGAAAAGATCCCACTTCAAATTATTCTGTAAGTGGATATGCTCCTAATATAGATAGTCAAACTGGAGTTTTAGTAGCTTCCAATTTGTCAGGTTTTATATTATCAGAATACGAGCCAAGATTTATATATGATATAGATGAAAGCTCGTCTTATTCTTTTAGAATAAGATTAAATATGGAAGAGGATGGAAAATCATTATTTTCTGATCCTCTGTATGTTAGTTCTGGAGCTATTGTTTCAGCTATAAGTGGGGCTGGTTATTCAACGGGATTATTTAATGGCGATACTAATAGTGGGTTAGCTTTTTATAATGCTGATTTAGATATTTTAAATATATCTGATAATTTATTTTCAAGTGGAAGTGGCTTTGGAATTAACGTAAGCACTCCTGAACATCATTTTCATGTTAGCGGGGATGCTCAAATAAGCGGATATCTATATGATTCGCAAAACACCACAGGTGAAGCAGGGTATGTTTTAGCCTCTGAAGAAGGAGGTCCTCAATGGAAACAGATTGAAGATGTATTGTCTGGAGTGGGAGGTTCTGGTGCCACTAATTATGTAGCTCGCTGGGCTGATGAAGATACGCTTACGACAGGAGTACTTTATGATAATAACACTAATGTTGGTATAGGTACAGCAAGTCCTGCCAAAAAATTACATGTAACGGGAGATACTTTATTAGAAAGTACTAATAGCGGCACTGCTAGCAGCTTATCATCATCTGCAACTACTTATGGATTAAAAGTTAGAGGCGCAGCTTCATCTGGAAGTCTTAATTTTAGCTCTAGTAACGCAAGATATACTTTACAGGCTTTGTCTACTGGGAATTCTGCAATAAGTTTAACTTTAAATCCATTTGGCGGAAATGTTGGTATAGGTACAGTAAGTCCTGATACTAGATTACAAATAGTCGGTTCTACTTCTGGAGATTCTGTACTGAAAGTTGATGGAACAAACGGAACATTGTTTGAAGTAGTTGATGATTTAAGCGACTCATTAATGTCTGTGAATGATGCGGCTGGGTTACCAGTGCTTGAGGTATTTGCTGATAATCATATAGTCGCAGGTAGATATAATCAAAACGACTTTTATCTAGATACAAATGGAAATTTAGGTTTGGGTACTTCATCGCCTATTACTAAATTAAATATAAAAGGTGATCAATCTGCGAATGGCCAATTATATATAGAACCCACCAACGACAGTGAGTATGCAGGACTCGTAATCAAAACCACAAGAGGAGCAGATCGAGCATACGCTATATTTGCAGGAGGTACTGGAACAGACGATCTTAACTTTAGATTCAGAGATGCCTCTGCAGGCGCAGATAGGGTGGTTATTGACTCATCTGGTAATGTTGGTATAGGTACAGTAATTCCTGCTGCTAAACTAGATGTAGTAGGGGATGCTTGTATCAACAGTGTGAGAGTTGGAAGAGGTAGATGTAATGTATCAAATAATACTGCAGTAGGATTAAATGCGTTAAATTATGCTACAGGCGCCTGTAATACAGGTCTGGGTTATCAAGCTTTAATTAACACTACTACAGGATGTAGAAACACAGCTGTAGGATTTAATTCTTTACTTTCTAATTCTACTGGGTATGTTAATACAGCTGTTGGAACTCAAAGCATGCTTTGTAATACAATTGGTTTTGCTAATGCAGCTCTTGGTAATTCTACTCTCTTCAGTAACATATCAGGTAGTTGTAATACCGCTATTGGTTTTCAATCATTATATTATAATGAAAGTGGATGTCTCAACGTTGCGGTAGGTTACAATTCTCTTCTTAGTAACACAACCGGTAGTTGTAATACAGCTGTTGGGGTGAGTTCCCTCAACAATAACACAACAGGTACCAATAATACAGCTCAGGGGTATCAATCTCTCTGCTATAACACAACAGGTGTAAATAATACAGCACAAGGGTCTAGATCTCTTTTCTCTAACACAACAGGTGGTCAGAATACAGCTCATGGGTATCGATCTCTCTACTCTAACACAACAGGATCCTATAATGTAGCTGTTGGGATGCATTCTCTCTATCTTAACACAACAGGTGGTCAGAATACAGCTGTTGGTTATAGTTCTCTAAACTTTAACACAACAGGCTCTCGGAATACAACTCAGGGGTATCAATCTCTGGAGAATAACACAACAGGTAGTTGTAATACAGCACAAGGGTTTTGGTCTCTCAACTCTAACACAACAGGTACCAATAATACAGCTAGTGGTTATGTTTCCCTTGCATGTAACACAACAGGTTGTAATAATACAGCTGTTGGTTTTTGCTCTCAATATACTGTAGTAACGGCTGATAATAACACTTCATTTGGTTCATCAACTTTAAAAAATAATACAGGTTGTAGTAATACAGCAGTAGGTGCTTTTTCTCTCTGTAATAACACAACAGGTGCCTGTAATATAGCAGTTGGATGGAAATCTCTACTAAATAATACATCAGCTTGTCATAATCTTGCTATTGGTACTTGCGCGTTATTCCATACAACAACCGGTATAAGAAACATTGGTATAGGACATGCTGCACTTAAATGGAACATAACAGGTAGTCATAATACAGGTGTAGGTTTCGGCGCACTAGTATTTAATACAGGTACTGGTAACACGGCACACGGAGCTTGTACTCTCTATTTAAACACAACAGGGGCAGATAATACAGCTGTAGGTTTACAATCTCTCTTTCAAAACACAACAGGTAGTTATAATACAGCACTGGGTTCATATTCTTTATTTACAAATACAACAGGATGTTATAATACATCTAGCGGATCGTTTTCTCTCCGCTATAACACAATAGGTTGTTGTAATACAGCTTTTGGATATTCGTCTCTCTTCTGTAACACAGAAGGTAGTCAGAATACAGCTCTTGGAATGTGTTCTCTCCGCTCTAACACAACAGGTCATCAGAATACAGCTACCGGGTTTTGTTCTCTCTACACTAACACAACAGGTGTATATAATACAGCACAAGGGTCTAGATCTCTTTTCTGTAACACAACAGGTGAAGGTAATACAGCTGTCGGAACTGAGTCTCTCCTCTCTAACACAACAGGATGTTATAATACAGCTGTTGGATATCGAGCTCTCCGCTATAACACAACAGGAAGAAATACTGCGATAGGTACAGATGCCTTATATTGCACCACAACAGGTATTGGTAATGTAGCTGTTGGGGATAATTCAATGGTTTGTAACACAACCGGTTCACACAATACTGCTTCAGGTAATTGTTCTCTCTTATGCAACACAACAGGTTGTTGTAATACAGCTCATGGTTATAATTCTCTCTTCTGTAACACAACAGGTAGTTATAATACTGCTATTGGTAGAGGAGCTGGTTGTAATATCACAACAGGTTCATGTAATATATTCATTGGAGCATTTACAGAAGGTGGTTCTGTTTCTGATACGAATGCAATTGCTATTGGTTATAATGTTAATACTTGCGGTTCAAATACAATTAACATAGGTAATACTTCCAATACTAAAACAATATTCGAATGTGGTTATGTTGGTATAGGTACTACTGATCCAACATCTTTATTACATATAGATACAGCAGCTAATAGTGCAGCTAACTTCAAATTAGGAGCTGATAGAACAGCAGCTAATGCTGCTATAGGCCAAATAATAGGAGTTTGGGATGGCACGACTGTTGCAAAAATAGCTCTTAAAACAGGTGATGACACCACTAATAAAGATGACGGTGAAATAGCTTTTGAAGTTGCTGCTGCAGGCTCTACTGCAGAAGCGATGCGTATTGATTCTAGTGGTAATGTTGGTATAGGTACTATAAGTCCTACAGGAGGTAAATTACAAGTAGCAGGTAAAGTTAGGATTGATGCAGGTTCGGGTAATGATGCTTTAAATTTAAATGCATATGATTTATTAAAGTGGGATAATGCTAATCATATTCATTTTGGCGGTTATAAATCTGGTCAATGGGCAGTGCTTAAATTTTACTCATCTGCGACTGAGAGATTGAATATTGGTAGTGATGTAAATGTTCAGGGGGCAACCGATTTAAATATCTGCGGTACTAGCAGAAGACTGAGTTTTACTAGTGGGACTGGTACTATTAGAACTACTACTAGCAATAATCTAATTTTACAAACGAATAGCACCAGTGCTATAACTATATACCCAACTCAGCAGATACAATTTAATGCTTATGGTTCAGGAACATTTACGGGTACAGCTACCCAGAGATTAGCGGTAGATTCCAGCGGAAATGTAATTGAAATTCCTATAGGTTCTGGCGCTGTTGATGGATCAGGCGCTGCTAATAAAGTAACATATTGGACAGACACCGACACAATTTCTTATAACAACAATTTTCATTGGGATAATACTAATGGTAATTTAGGCATAGGAACTTCGGTCCCCTCTTCGACTCTTCATGTTTCAGACTCAACTTCAGGCTCTTCAGTATTAAAAGTTGACGGGACAAGCGGAACTATTTTTGAGGTTACTGATGACCTAAGTAGCAGTTTAATGTCAGTAAACACAATCGCTGGTTTACCTGTATTTGAGGTATTTGCTGATAATCATATAGTCGCAGGCAGGTATAATCAGAATGATTTTTATCTAGACACCAATGGAAACTTAGGGTTAGGTACAAACGCTCCTTCCAAAAAATTAGAAGTCGTTAATAGTACAGCAGCCCAAATATTAGCGAAAGGTTGGGGTCCAGATTCTGCAGGAAATGACGGAGGAGCAATTCAGTTAGGGGAAGAATCTGCTTTCCATGGGTTATTCTCTTATGACAATGCTACATCGATTCTTTACATAGATAACGCATATAATAGCTCATCGGGAGATATACGTTTTAGAACAAAAACTAGCGGCACCGCAATAACTGCTGTAACTATTGAAGGCGATGGTAATGTTGGTATAGGTGCAGTAAATCCAGTAAACAATCTAACAGTAGCTGGTGATATTGGATATACTGGGTATTTAGGACAAGGCTCTATATATGGAAATACAGCAAACGCTTCGTATGCAAGAGTTCAGCTTTACGATCCAGCGACAGGATATACAACGTTTAATAACATTTCTTATGGCTATTATTTTCAAACAGCGAATTCAACAAAAGTAACTATTTTAAATAATGGTAATGTTGGTATAGGTACAACGGCACCAGCCCAACAGCTTGAAATTACAAAAAATTTCCGATTACCGAATTCAACTGCGACAACGGGGATAATCTACAAAGATACATCCCGATTTATTCATAAT